AATGAGCGGGTTGGAGTGGTCATTCAGATAGCCAAGGGTCCGGCTTGTCTGGTACGTGTTGTAAGCGCTTCCGCTCCAATTGAATGAGTTTACCGCGCCGATAAAGAGGTCGATAACCCGAAGCTCTTTTCGGTATGCGATTTCGTCACCGACTGCCGCCGCGGATTGAAGAACCTGCCCGGACAAGTCATAGAAGACGGCTTCCTTGGAAACTTCCACCGCCAAGGCGAACTCTGCGGTTTCGGGGGTCTGCACCCATTTTTCGCCGAATTGCGCGCGTGGGTGAGGCTCTCCAGGTTTGCGTTCCTTGGCCTTGTCGCCAATCCGGCTAATACCGATGATTTTCTGTCCGTTAAGCTTGGTGGGCTCCGCGGGCATAAGCTTGTCGGCAATCAAGGATGGGTTGCTGAAGGCCTCGAGGATTTTCACCTCGACAAGCCCACCCACTACCGAAGTAAAGGTGTTGATATTCAAGAACGCGGTTGGGTCGATACCCACGCCGGTGTTTTCAAGCAGGTTCCGCGGGTCGCCGGTGTCAAGCAAGGCCCGGGCTGTGGTGTAGCGGTTCAAGGCCTGGCTGTCTGGCGCAAACAGGCTGCGCCATGATGGGCCGACGATTCCTTCGGCCAGCTCGCTGAGGCTGAAAGATTCGGGGCGAAGGGCGCGCTCTTTCAAAATGCGGTTGCCTGCAAGATCCCTGTGGTCATTGCCGTTGGCGTCGCACAATCCAAGGCCTTGCTTCATCTCGGTGAGAAAGCGCCACCTACCGTTGCTCTGTTTTGAGCGAGATTCAAACAAACTGCGGATCTTAACAGGATTCATAGCTACACTCCGTTGGTTTGGTTATTGATCAAAATACTTGGCGGGCCGCTTTGCCGTAAATGCGACACCGCACCGATGTGGTCGCGCTCGCGTAGTTGGCCACCACCACGCCGATGGCCTCGGTGGTCAAGGCGGTGGTGTCAACCTTTTGGTTTTGGATCGCGCCGGCTGCCGCGGTGCCTGAGCTAAACGCGGTAACAAGCGCTCCCGCTACCCATGTTTGGCTAGCGCAGTCGGCCTCGTAAATGCAGTCGGTTTCAACCGTGACCGTGCCGTCGGTGGTTTGTGCTGCAATTCTGGCGCTTCGGGCCACGCCAACAATGTTGTCGTGGACAAACACTTGATCGGTGTTGACCGTGCCGGAAGCCACCTTGGAGCTTAACGGCTTGGCGAATCCGTCCCCGGTGTCGAGGTAAAGGATGTCGCCAATATCAATAGCAATGCCGCCCTTGGCCGCATATACCACGGTGCGCGTCATAGTCGGCTGAACGAAACGTGATCCACCAAATGCCATGATGAGACTCCTTTTGTGTGATTAGTTGGCTAGCCAAGTGAACAACGCCGGCCCGGTTGGAATGCCGCTATTGTCGGTGTTGCCGGTGCGTCCTTCCGTCATATAGCTGCCGCTTCGGGGGGCCTTGGATTTTTGCGCCAACGCTAAGCGCTGCACTTGGCGCGCCGCGGTTTCCCTTGGCATGCTTGCAAGGTCTTGGAGCAGTTCGCGGGAAGGCTTGAGCCCCACGGCTTCGCAGAGCTTGCGCGCGTTGCGAATGGCTTTGGTTTGGCGTCCTTCCATCGCGGGCTTCTTCTTTTCTTCGGGCTCTTCGTCCATTTCCGGGGTGTCGTAGCCTTCGGTGGCTTCGTCATCCATGGCCTCTTCTGCCTTTTCTTCGGCTTCCATCGCCGGCTTCTCTTCTTCGCCGTCGTAGGCTTCTTCCGATGGAACCTCTTCTTCGCCGCCTAGGCTCATGGCCAGTTGGTCAAGCAGGTCTTTCAATTGCGAAACGATTTCCGTTGTATCCATTTTCGTTGCTCCTGTGGATTCGGGCATGCCTGTAGTTGTTGGCTTGATTCTTAGGTATTTTCCGCCGTCAACTTCTGCGGGGCTCTTTGGCATTTCTGGAGGATTTCTAGTCGCCTTAATTTCAGCAACATCAGTATGGCGCGCTATAATGTCCATTGCTTTGTTCCACGCTCTCTCACCTTCTATCGTGTGCGCGTTTGCAGCGTTTTGGCGCGCAATCGTGTAAATTCTGCTCCATTCCTTGAAAACAGAATAGGGGTCTTTGCTGCTGGCTTCTTCAATTTTAGATTCTGCGTGTGTAATTATAGAAGAGCCAGTTCCGGACTTTTCGTACTTGGCCACAATTACACCGCTGCCTTTCCGTAATGCTACGCCGAAGATCGTGTAATCTTTGCCTTGCTCATCATCTTTAATTGATGTGGATTTTAATTGATTTTTAACCCAAGCAATTGCATTTTCTTTGCTACCAACAATAATTTGCTCTTTAATTGTTTTTGGGCCAGTTTTGCCATATGGTCCGCCAAAATCTTTATAAATTTTGCAAACAAACGCATCTGAAGAATCAGCTTCTACTATTCGCGCTTCGCTTAGGCTCTTGGTTGTTGCCGGGTCTGCTACGAGGTCCACGTGCCGTACCTCCACGATTTTACTTACGACGAATACCCCGTCCTTATTCTCTTCGCCTTCGCCTTGGGCGTTGTGGCTCATGCCGAATGCGTCTGGCATGCGCTCCGCCGCTTCGCAGATTCGTTCCGCCATGGGGTGGGTTTTGAGGTACACCAGGTCCCCGTAAAGGCCTTCGCCCTCCACCCATCGAATGCGGGTAAGCTTGCCGAATCTGTCGTAGGCGCTGCGCTGTTGGTCGGGGCTGTCCTTCGGGTGGTCAATGTTTACGTGAACGCCTTCGTAAAGCTTCTTGGCCGCTTGGATGGCCGCGGGAAGGTACTGCCTGCCATTTTCACTGACAAGGCCCAAGATCTTCACGTTGTTAATGGTTCCGGCTTCCCGATTGACTCGGATGCCGCGGCCACTCAAGACGGATTCGTGAATTGGTCTTCTCATGGGGTTCAAGTATAAACACCGGTGCCGTATGGGTCCAAAAGCTTCGCCCAGCGTGATCCCTGCCCGAAGCGCTCGGCGCTCCAATCTGACTGCCTCTTCTAGTCGTTTTTTTTCTCCGGCCTTCCGGATTGCTATGTCCAGTTTTAGCTTTAGTTTTTTAGCTCGAGACTCCAATTCGTTAATCTTGCTCATCAATCCGTCAGGGTCCGAAGTCCCTTCTTCTTGTTGCCTTTGCTTTTCAATATCGCCTCGCCAATTTTGAGCAATTCTTTTTTCTAACTCTTCTTTAGACGCTCCGTGTGCAATGGTTGTCACCTTCATGCCGCCTACATCGTAAACCGTGAATATGCCTTCCTTTGGCAATTCGATAAGCGCCGGAACTGGCAAGGCGTTCACTTCTGTTCTAATCCTGTCAGATACTTCCTTGGCTGCCTTGATAGTAGAAAGCGCCATCTGAAGCTTGGCGTAGCTCTTGGCTGTACTGGCAATGGATGCAATGCCCTTGGTTTCCGCCGGCGTGTACCCAAGCAGGCGGGCCGCGGTTTCCAGGCTTACCGTTTTTGTGTCGCCGTCAGGGCCCTTAACTACAAACTTGTGAACAATTAGCTGCCCGGTTTCGCTGCTCACGTCGGCGCGGTCCCAATCCGATACCTTCTTTGCTACCACGTCATCAAATGTTTGAACGTCTTCAATTTGGTAGGCCCACTCATACGAAACCAGTTCGGCGCCGGTGTTGCCCTTAATGGAAACTGGGAACACTACTTCCGCATCGGATTTCAACCGGCCCGCGGGAATGTACTTCGGAAGCTTCTTTGGCTTCGGTTCCGGTACCGGCTTGGGCTCCGGCGCTGGCTCCGGTTCAACGGTTTCCTGTGGCGCCGGATTGTATCCGTAGGCGTCGCCTTCTTCCTCTTCTTCATCCCATCGGCGTTCATCTTCCGCGGGTTCCGCTGCCGCGGTTTCCGTCGGGAAGTCCCAAGGGTCGCCACCGCGGGCCGCCCCGGCTGGTTCCCAATTAGCTTCGCCTTCTTCGTCTTCCCAACGTCGTTCATCTTCTTCGGGTTCCGGCTGCTCCGCCGCCAAGGGTGGCGCCACCGCGCCGCGGGCGAATGGGTCATCGTCCCACGGGTCTGAGTCCGGTGTTGCCACCGCGGTGGGCGCCGTCACCCATTCGCCTTCCTCATCGTCCCACACTCGCTCCGGCTC